ATCTTCAAGCATCGCGTTTTCAACCGCTCCCACATACCTGGTGTTGGGTGGAACTTCCACCAATGGAAGCACGATCACCGATGCCACGGTGCTACTGAATGGATCGATTCGGGCCATCAAGTATTGGCCAAGCGTCCTGCCAACCGCAACCCTTCAGAGCCTCACCACATGACCGACTACTACCTTCGCACAAACACGGAAGCGCGGATGGTTGAGGCTTTCGCGGCCATCGGCGTTGATGTCCAGCGCATCGATGGCGAGTGCCACAGCCTGGACGGGCAGCGCATCGACATTGGATGGATTGGCCCCGTTACATGGATCGATGCAGCCACGGGGCAACCGCAAACTGATAGCCGCTTTCATGCGAACTTGCGCGTGGCTGGCGAACTGACCGAGGCCCAAGCCGCGGAGCTTCCGATCCTTGACCCTGCACCATCTACCCCCATGAGGGTTTGGGCGTGAGAACGAACCTGAACGACACCGGCGCAGTTACCACCGCGATCAGCGTGGCCGATTTCAAAGTTTTCGGGCGCATCTTCCATACCCAAGATGACACTGCGCTAGCCGATATGGTTCTCGCCGCCACGCAGGTGATCGAAAACGAAACGCGGCGGGCGCTGATCACGCGTTCGTTCACCTATTCGTTAGAGGCGTTCCCCACCGATGGCGAAATCGTGTTGCCGCGTTCGCCATTCATTTCGGTTTCCAGCATCACCTACACCGACGCAGCCGGGGCCACGCAAACGCTTTCCGCGAGCGCCTACAACGCGTTCAGCGTCAACGGCATTGGGCGGGTGATCCTGAAGGGTTCGCAATCGTGGCCCAGCACGCTTGGTGAGGGGGCGCTTGATGTGTCCGTGGCATTCACCGCGGGCTATGGTGCGGCGGCCGCGAACATCCCCCGCGCCCTGGTACACGCGTGCCTGCTGCAATGCAGCCACATGTACGACAATCGCGCGAGCGTGGCGATGGCTGCGGCACCTGTTGAAATCCCGATGACCGTTCGCCGGTTGATCGTGCAGTATCAGGACGGGGGCTACTGGTGAACCCCGGCAACATGCGCGTGGCGCTCGAGCTGCTGGGGTCCACTACCACGCTTGACACCTACGGGCAGCCCATCCGCACGGTGAACGCGGCGGGCACGGGAACCATCCTGTTTGCCGAGATCAGCGACGCGACCCCCAGCGAGCGCATGAACCACAAGCAACTTGACCAGGTGGTAACGCATCGAATCCGCCTGCGGTGGAATCCAAATGTGAGCCACCGGAGCCAGTTGCAAACCGTATCGACCGAGGGCGGGATGACCCGCCGGGTTTGGGAAATCGTGACGGTTACCGATTGGCGCGAGCGACGCGAGTTCCTTGATTGCATGGCCACGGAGATCGTGCAGTAATGCCAAGCGCGCGCCAACGCTTGATTGTGGAAGGGATGCCGGAGTTCCGGAAAACCATCCTTGCGATGACCGGCCGCGAACTGGATGACACCGTGTTGAAGGTGTTGCAGGAGATGGGCGAGCCAACGCAAATGGCGTTGCTCCAGTATTTCGATTCCCGTACCGGCAAGCACGATGGAGAAAGCCTGCAACGCGCGTTGCAACACCGCTGGTGGAACAAGAATCGAAAGCAGGGATTGCCTGTGGGCTTTACCCGAAACCTTGCCATCCAAGCCCTCGTGCGCGATGGCAAGGATGGGTGGGGCTTCAAGGTGGCGAAGCTGAAGCGCGGCGTGGGCTACCTGCTGCGCCTCAAGGCTTGGGGGCCCGGCATGTTCCTGATGGAGTCCGGCCGCCATTCGAAGCGTTCCTACCGCGGGTTCAACGGGGCGTTTTCGATCCTGAAGCGGTTTCGGTACACGGCCGAAAGCCAATTGAACCGCAAGTTGCCCGAAGTCTTTGAGCGCCTAGCGGCCAAAGCCGCGGCGCGGAATGGGGTGAAATGAGTAGCACCATCATCGCAGCCATCCGCCAGGGCTTGGTTCAGAACACCGCGGTGACAACGCTGGTGCCTGAATCCCGGATCACTTCCGCCTATCGCCAGGACACCGGAACCCTGCCCGCCATCGTGCTGACGGTGCAGACTGACGAGGCCGTGAGCCCGTCATTCCCCCGCACCGATTGCCTGCGCCGTATGGGAATGAACATTGAGTGCGTTGCGGCCAGCCTGAAGGCCGCGCGCGAACTGGGCGAGATCGTGCGCCGCGCAATGCATGGCGCAGCCGGTACGGCAAGCAGCACAACCATCCATGAAATCCGTGAAAACGGCATCACATCAACTTATGATGTGGGCGCAGAAGGCACGGAAACGGGAATCCATATCGCGGTGGTTTCGGTCGATGCCTACTACCGCGCGCAATCGGTTGCACCCACCACCATCACCACCCCCGGCGGGTAACACAGAGAGGAAACGCACATGGCCGCATTCACGAGTTTCGGAACCACGCTCAAGGTTGGGCCACTTGCCAGCGGCGCTTATTCAGCGCCAAGCGCAGCGGTTGGCGAAATCCTTTCGATCAACCTGGATGGCCTCAAGCTCAACACCATCGATGTTTCGAACCTGGGCAACCAGTTCCGCACTTACGCGGCGGGCCTGATCGATAGCGGCACCGTGTCGCTTGAGGTGAATCTTGACCCCGATGACGCGCAGCAGGTGACCGTGCTGGGTCAACTGGATGTGACCGCGGCCACCACCCGCCCGGCGCTGAAGTCCTGGCTCATCACTTTCGGAACCACCGGAAATGCTGGTGCAACCTTCGCGTTTATCGGGTTTGTGACCGATTTCAGCGTGAAAGGTGCGATGGATTCGGCGGTTACCGCTTCCATCAGCATCAAGATTTCCGGAAGCGTCACCTTCACGGATGTGGACTAAACCGTGAGCGACCTGAAAGCCAAGTTTCTCGCACTCCGGGCCACCGTTCCTACCGAGCAAGTAACGGTGCCCGGAGTGGGAGTTGTGACCATGCGCGGGCTCACCGCAGGCAAGCGCGACGAGTGGGAACAGCGCATTTGGAGCGCCAAGGGAAAGACCCTCACCAACATCCGCGCCAGCCTGGTGGCCATGTGCGCGTATGACGGTGACGCGCCGATGTTCAGCGCAGCGGACATCGAAGCCATTGGGGACATGCCCGCATCCGTCATTGATGAGTTGTATGACATCGCAACGCGTCTTTCGGGCATGGGTGCGAAGGACAAGGAAGCCATCGAAAAAAATTGAGTGAGCGACCGCTTCGGCGCTTCCTGTTCCAACTGGCACTAGCGTTAGGGAAGACGGTCGCGGAACTAGAGGAAACCATGTCGAGCCGCGAATTAGCCGAATGGATCGCCTACAACGCAGTCCAGCCTTTCGGCGATACGCGCGCCGATTTGCGTTCCGCGATCATCGCCAGCACCGTGGCCAACTGCCACCGCACCAGCGGCACGCCATTCAAGGTGGCGGATTTCATGCCCTATGAAGACAAGCCCAAGGGCGCGCCGCTGGATGCGGTGAAGCAGTTGCGCGCCATGTTTGGAGGAAAGCGCAATGGGTAATGTCGCAGCGTTCAAAACCCGTATCACGCTTGAATCCGATCAGTACATCGCTGGGTGGAAGAAGGTGGAATCCGCTACCACGGACAAGGTGAGCGGTATTGAAAAGGCCATTTCCAAGGGCATGAAGTCTTGGAGCGGATCGATGGGGAAAGCCATCGGCGGGTTTCTTGGAATCCAGCTTGCGGACACGCTGCTGAAGTCCATCGATGACACGCTGAAGAATCCGATTTTCAACACAACCGGCGCGAACATCGCCTACGCCATCGGCGATGGTTTAGCCAAGACCCTCGAAAGCATCCCGGTGGTGGGCACCATCGGAAAGATGCTTGGGCAGAGCGAGAGCGGAGACATGGAAGCGCGGCAAAAGGCCAGCCGCGACGATGCCGCGCGAAATGAGCGGATGCTTGCCGTGGGTTCAAAGATGGTTGCCGATTTGGAGAAGCAGCGCGAACTAGCCGCCGCGGTGAGCGACGAACAGCGCACCCGCGTGGAGCGAGCGCAGCGCCTGGCGGAACTTGAGAAGCAGTTGAACGATCAGATGGCGAAAGAAAACGCCACCGGGCCGCAAATCTTGGCGGCGCGCGAGAAGCTGCGCGCAGCATTTGAGGCCACCAGCGCGGCGCAGGATCAGGCAATACAGCGGCAGGAACGCGAGAAGATGATTGCCGATGAACTGGCAGACGCAGAAGCGAAGCGGTTGAAAACACAGGAGGAAGCAGCCAAGCGCGCCGAAATGCGCGCCGCCGCCGAGGAGCGCCGCGAGGAATCCGTGATCAACTTCATGGAGGAATTGCAGGATGCGCTAGACGAGCGCACGATGACTGAGGAACAGTTGTTTCAAAAGAAGATGGATCGGTTGGGCCTTGACGCGCAGGAGCAAGAGAACGCGCGCGCGTTGAATGAGAAACTGAAGGCAGCCGAAGCCGGTGCATCCAAGACCACCGCGGTATCAAACATCGAGAGCATTCAAAGCGCCGTGGGCAGCGTGAAAATGGCTGGCACCACGAGCGGGCTAGATAAACTGGCCAAGCCCGCAGAGGCCACCGCCAAGGCCACGCAGGCCAGCGCCACGCACTTGGCGAAACTCGCAGCAGCAACGGGAGCCGTGTAAATGCCTGTGACCATCAACATTGCCCAGCGCGCCGGTGGAACCACCATCAACTTTGAGCGCGGCAAGTGGAGCGGCAGCGCGCAATATGTGATCACCGAGGCGGCCGCGCAGGCGCTCACCGCCAGCGACATCCTTGGCAGCGCCACCGTAATTGCAAAACTGTTCCCAACCGAATACGGCGGCAGCGGCGGCGCAATCACCGACCAAGGTTCATTCTTCTCGGGCCGCGTGACGCAGCCCAGCTTCTCGCTGGCAATGGTTGATGATGGCGGGTATGTGTGGCAGGCCACGGTGGCGTTCGATTCACAGACCGCGGACAATGGCACCACCACCACGGATAACAAGGTTGAGCGCGAGGTGGGTTTCACCGCCATCGAATACAGCTTGAGCGGCGAGGGCGTGGATGTGTGGCGGGTTGGCGCAACTGCACCCGCGAACAAGTCCACGCCAGCCGATACCGACATCGGCGGCACCAAGGTTGATTCGGGCGGCGAGCCGATCACCTATTTCAACAATGTTGCCAAGGTGACCGTTCGCAATGTGGTTGCCGGGCGGCCCACACCGCCGGTTGGCTTCATCAATAACCGGAACAGCGCCAGCTTTACGATTGGCCCCTACTCATTCCCGACTGACACGCTGCTGTTCACGGGTTGCAGCATCACGCGGGTGGGCGCTGCAACCTATGAAATCGTCTACTCATTTGTCTATGACAATGGCTACCACCTGCGGCAGATCGCCAAGCGCGGCCCCGATGGGCAGGTGATCAAGGGCAAGAAAACCGATTCCTGCGGCAGCGCGCCAACCACCGTGCCGGATGGGGAGATGAGCAACGCGCTATGCGTGTTCTTCCGGCAGCCGTTCCCAACCACCAGCGCCTTTAGCGGCATCGGCATAACGGGCATCTGATGTTTGTGAACGGTGTCACCCGCGGGAATGTTGGCCCTTGGTCACCGAACCAAGTGCGCACCATTGCGGACACGATCAACCGCATAAACGGCGAGGGGCAGCGCGGGCCCAAGTCCGCACCGCCGCCGGTTGTGGTGTTCATGGCGCGCATCACGGGC